AGTTTCTAACTTTTGAGAAACTCCTTTCATACCCATAAACTTAAACAGAGGAGAAAGAATGGAAAAATGTTCTCTTATTCCATCACGAATTCTGGCATCAAACTTACCAAGGTTTTTTCTTTGTTGAGTAAGACCTTTAGCATCATCATTTAACTTCATAAACGCAGCACGAATTAATTCAACTCCATATCTAAATGGAGCACCAACAATATCAAACAATACTCCAGTTCCATTTAATATCCAAAGTGCTGGACCAAGAGATGCGTTTAACCATCCAAAAAATCCTTTCTTTAAAAATCTAGTAAGTGGATTTTTGTCTTGAGATGCTTCATTCATCTTACCAGACAACCATCCCTGTAATCCTTTACCAAGTTTCTTAACCTGGAAAGCACCTTCACCAATCGCAGAAGCAAGTAGTCCGGTTCCCAATACAATACCAGCGGCTCCAAGAGGACCTACCGCTGCTCTTGCTGCTTGTTTTGCTACCTGCTGACCTGCTTGTTCTGTAAGGACATTCTTGACAGTATCAACGCTGGCATCAATTGCTTTTTTAGCAACTCCACCACCTTGCCCAACTCCACCAAAATCAGTGAATAACATTCCAGCGATAAAGATTGAATTCATAACAGAATTCATTTGACTGGAGAGTTTATCCATACTTTGGATAGCTGCCTCTCCACCAATCTTACCTACTATTTTTCTAGCGTGGTCATACGCAGCATATCCACGGTCAACAAATGTCACCAGACCATCTAATATTTTTCCACTAATTTCTATTATAAAGTTTCCTGCTTTTAGGATAGTAATAAAGACTTCTTTTAATTGTGGGAGATACTTAAGTAGTCTTAAAGCAAAGAAACCAAGTAGAACATTAACTATAAAATTTTTCAAAGCATCAAGAAACCCTAGTCTTTTTGTAACCGATTTTAAAGGTTTACCTAAAACTGCTAAAGGTCTTTCTAAAACTTTTTCATAGTTAATAAATCTTTCTCTCTCAGAATTCTTTCTCTTACTTTCAATTCTTTTCTGCTGAACTTTCAATGAAGACTTCAACAGTTTCTCTTTACTGATAAACTGCGACTTTATAGATTTTAAAGTTCCAGTTAAAGGAGAAACTATTTTTGCCATCTATCAAAAAATCCCAAGGAATTTAGAAGTCTTCTTATTTGATTTTGAAGCTGGGAATTGTGGGACTGATGGACTTGCCCCACTTCCTCTTCTACCACCTTGACCACCACCAGCGACTTGTTGTTGAGTCACTACCTTTGGTTGTGGTTTTGGTGTTGGAGTAATTGGTTTTTGGGATGGTTTATTTGTTCCCAATTTCGCCAATCTTGCTTTCCTTGCTGACTCTGCCGCAGCATAATCTTTATAGTACTTACCATCGGATGATGAATAGTATCTTCCTTGAGAAGCAGCAACTCTTTGTTTTATTCTAGATTCAGATGCTTTATCCGCAGCATCAACTCTTTCAATATCTTTATTTGTACCAAACATTCTAACGCCAGTTCTCCAAAGTTGACCAAATGCCCCACCTCTACGACTACCTTCCTTCTGTTCAGCAGCATATTTTGCGGCAGTAATAGATTCTCCTGGTTTAGATTGAGTTGTTTCCCTATTGAATATAGTTGCTTTATTTTGCTTTGCCTTTAAATCATTTGTAGCTCTAGAATAACCATTAGGTCCAAGACGCTCATTCAGCATTTTTTTAATGTTGTCTTCTGTCATTCCGCGACTTCTCATATCTTCCAAGTCACTGATGGCAGTCATACGCATTGTTCTAGCGTTCAATGTTTCTTGTCTACCCCTAGCACCCTTTGGATCAAAGAAATCTGTAAGGGATTCTAACATACCCTTATTTCTTTGCTTTGGTCTTTCATATGTTGGTTCTCCACCTTTAAATGCTAAGTAAGCAACAAATGGACCATCAGGACCCATCATAATCTTAGACTTTGGTAAATCTTTTTTATCAACATTCTTAAGTCCAGAACCACCTACAAGACCAGATCCCACTCCACTATATCCTCTACTTCTAGCACCATACTTATCAACTTGACCGGATAATCCGCTAGCAAAATTTGAAGTATAGATGATATCATTTCCTTTCTTCTGGGCAAAATATTCCATTCCACCAACATTTATTTTTGGAACTGTGATGGCATCATACCCAGTTCCAGCACCTAGTTTTTGTGTGCCACCTTTAACAAGAATAGATTTTCTTCCTTGGTATGTTGTTCCAAATCCCATACCAGCAGCAGTCTGAATTCCGCCACCAGAAGCAAGTGCTCTTTGTATTTTAATTTGTTGTTCTATTCTTTTTAGTCTGTCATCAATTGATTGTTGCCCCAGTTGTTTTTTACGATCAGCCAACAATCCACCAGAGTATAATTCTTCAGTATCCTCGTTAGGAGAATTCCCAATCAATCCACCACCAGCAGCATAAACTCTCTGATTAACTACACGAGGGCGGTTGGTTCCACCACCAGCAGCGTTCATTGCTTCAAGTGCCCCAACACCAAACTTCTGAACGGCTCCACGAGACATCACAAACTCACCATCAGTAAGCATTGCTGGAACTCTATCAATTCCTTTTGGTCCAGATACTACACCATTCACACCTGCCATCAAACTAGCAAGACCACCAGACCCAAAGAAAGTTGTAAATGGACTTACTTGAGAAGATATTGCTCCACCATTGGCAGCAAATATAGTTTTTAAATCAGCAAATCCACCACCAAAAGCGCCCATTGAAGGAACTGCTGGTGCCTCTGGAACATCAAGTTGTGGCGTTTCTTCACCACCACTCATAAACTTATTGATTACCATTCCAGTTCCAACTGTGGCAAGAGCACCTAAACCAAGTTTAACTAAACCAAATTTTCCTCCTCCACCACCAGATCCAAGTGCTTGACCTATACCTTTGAGACCTTTTCCTGTAGCAATTGCTTTTGCTAGTCTAGCAGCAATTACAACAAGTCTTGCGGTTCCTGCTATCGCTACCTTGGCAAGACTTCTTACAACTCTACCAAAACCTGTTCCAAATAAAAGATATCCAGCAATTAAGGAAGGCCACCAATCCTTCAGGAATCTGGCAATGGAACGAACCTTACTTTGATTTTCTGAATTAGCAAACCAATTAATTAAGTTTAGTAATGCTTTACCTAAAAATAAAGTAACAAAGAATTGAATAATCTGGTCTAATATACTTTTTACTGGAGCAACAACTGCTTGAGCAGTATTTTTAACCGCAGCAAATGCTCCTTCTAATCCAAATTCTACTTTCTTTCTTCTTGCTACTTCTTGATTTTTCTTTTCTTGATTAGCTTCTTTTGTAACTTGAGTATTCTGTTGAGTAAGAAGTTGTATGATTCTTGTTAAAGACTTTGATATATCTTGAAGAGCAGCAGTATCGGCAGGAGCAGCAACTAGCTGTTGTTGAGGAGCGACAGCAGCAGACTGAACTGTAGTTCTTCTGGGCAAAAATTTCTGTTGATTGACTGCCATTCTACCAAACTATTAGAAACTTGACTTTTGTTGCTGTTGTTTTAATTGCTCCTCTTCAAGATGTTGTTGTAGTAACCCAACATAGATATCCCTTTCCCAAGGTATCATATTTTCAATTTCCCATAATGAATATTTATGGTACTGTATCAAGGCAAAGTTGAGTCTGAAATAATTTTCAAGGTCCATATGGACCATTGCTACGCGAAAAAACTTGCTAAGCCCTCAAGCACAACTTCACTTTCTACTTTGGTTTTTGGATTCGTAACTTTAATCTTATGAGATAGTTTAGGCATTGTCTCAAAGAATTTTTCAATATCTTTAAACTGAGAGGAATTCATTGACTCCAAGAAATCATTCAACTCTTTTTTAGTTACATCAGAAGCAGACCATACTTCATCTTCAGTATAAATTTTATCAATACAAGATGAAATCAAATCAAAAGATTGTTCCATCGCATTTTCATTATTAAAGTCAAAGTTATTTTTAATAAACTGCTCAAGTGATGGATACTTCATTTCCATCATAATGTTCCCATCAACTTTAATTTTATTACTATGCTCTTCGTTCTTTTGAACTTGTATATCATCTAGATTAATGCTTACAGTCACATTAGTCTCACCATCATCTGGACAAATGATATTAACTTCAACCTCTTCACCAACAGACTTTCCTCTAATATTCAAAAACAAATATTCAATATCAAAAGTTGGTAGAGTTTCTACTTTAATATCTTTTGTAGAAATACAGTTTTTAATTACTGCCTTGATAGCATTTGTAATTTGCTTTGTATCTTCACTCTCTAAAGCAATTACTAATAGCTTTTCTTCTTTAACTAGAAATGGTCTGTATCTAATTGTCTGTCCCGACGATGGCAACTCAAGTTCATAAGTTGGCGTAGAAATCTTTGGTAATGGCATAATAACCTATAGAAATTTCAGATGTGATTATTTATTAAGCAATATTGGAGTTGGCTCCAGCGGTAAATCCAGAAACAGTATTACCAGAAGAATTTGCTGACGAAGTAGGAATACCCCCAATATTAAGTCCAGTTCCAGGAGTTGCCAGAGCACCAGTTCCTGTGAGATTTGTGTTTACATTATTCAAAGCTGCTTGCTGAGTTGGATTAGTTTGTGTAGGTTCTGCTGTTGGTGATGCTGGTGTTACATAATATCTGATATACGAAAATGAAACTGTACATTTTAATAAAGAAGAACTATCATATGACACTGCCATAGATTGTAAAGCTATTGGAAAAGCATTAACAAACTTGTAAGTTAAAGATCTTTTATAATCTCTCTCAAATTTAGTTACCGTTAATCCCTGGTTAGAAATATAGAGGTTAGGATAATTCATTCTGTAAAAGTATCTTTCTTCAGCAACACCAGGTCTTCCTTCTTCAGAAGAAGAAATTGCTTCTCCAGCAATATACTTCATCCAAGTTTCAAAATATCTAATAGGTAAATAATTTTCAGCATCAACATAAAAACTCAAATCAATTCTATCATCATACAATCTTCTATAAGCATGACGATGAATAGTTCCATGATAATCTCCAGAAATATCATGAGTAGCAAAAGTAGATCCAGGAAGTATTGCGTCAGAGCAAAGAAGATGTAATTTATCTTGATTTACTTGATTTAAATTTACTCCATTCTCAATAAGATATTGTGAAGTAAGACCGGATGGCCTTGGAATTTGTACTTCAAAATGAGAAGTTGTTGCTGGGTTTAAAAGTGCTGACTTAATATCAGCAATGCTCTTTGAGGAGGGCATTTATAAATACTTTTTGACTTATATATTATGTATGGCAGAAAGTATTAAAAGTAAATACAAACCATCTCATCCCAGAAAATACAAAGGTGATCCTAACAATATTATTTGTCGCAGTAGTTGGGAGAGAAAGTTTTGTCATTGGTGCGATCTAAATGAAAACATCGTGGAGTGGGGAAGTGAGGAGTTTTATATTCCATACATCTCACCAGTTGATAAAAGAATTCATAGATATTATCCAGACTTTCTTATTAAGGTGAGAGAAAGTAGTGGACAAATCAAAACATATGTTGTTGAAGTTAAACCAAAGAAACAAACAAAACCACCTATAAAAAAATCAAGAGTTACCAAATCATATATTCA